ATGGAACTTACTTGCCATGTAAAACCAGCTGAGAAGGCTGCTTCAGTTAGAACTTACTCTCCCGAAGAAGAAGCCATATTTACCAAAATGGTAAATGACGGAGCATTTGTAGAAGAAATCGCAGATGCACTGGGCAAAACTGTAAACTCAATAAGAGGAAAGGCTCTTAGCTTACTAAGGTCTGGCGATATTAACGCTATACCTAGACAAAAGGTCACTAAAGGCTCGTCTAAAGCCGACCCGTTGTCTGAACTAAACGGTGAAATCGGAGACTTAACTGTTGAAGAAATCGCAGATGAAATCGGTAAAACTGTAAGAGGTGTAAAAACTATGTTGACAAGACGTGGTTTAACTTGCGCTGATTATGATGGAGCCGCTAGAAAAGAAAAAGCTTCTTCTAGCTAAATTTCATTAACATTAAGGCAGAGGGTCATACGATCTTCTGCCTTTCTTATCAGGGAGGATACCGTTGAATCTTACATCAGCTCTGCTGAAGCAAATTATTACGCAGGAAGATTTTGATACTTGGGGCAGCCTAAGGGAGAATTATTTGCCTGCAGAATATCAATCTATTCACAGAATTATTAGTACACATCTGAAAAATTTTAATCAACTACCTACATTTGAAGATTTAAAATTATCTATTCGTGATAGAAAACTACAAGAAAAAGTCTTTGCTATAGAAGCCGTTGAGGTTGATGTAGACGCATGGATTTTATTAGAGTATTTAAAAAATGAATACACACAAGTAGAGATTCTAGATGAATTAGATAAATTTATAGAAAGAACAGTAGCTATATCAGCTGCTGAAGAAAATGTGGAATCGTTGCAACAAATAGTTTTAGATATCGCTGATAGAGTGGACTTAAAACCACCTGAAGAAGATATGAAAACTATTAATTTATTCGATTCTGATAAAAATTTAAAAAAATATATACCACTTGGTCTTAATGATGATTATGACCAAGCAATGAAATTTTCTCCCAGAGATTTAGTACTTATAGGAGGAAGGAGAGGAGCAGGTAAAACATTAACTTGTGTAAATATAGCAAGTAATGTATATAATCTAGGTAGAAGTTCTATTTATTTTACAATAGAAATGGATAGTCGTTCTATCCTTCAAAGAATGTGTGCACTAGGAGCTAGAGTACCTATAGGTAGACTCTCCAATCGAAATCTTACTGATGTAGAATGGAATAGAGTAGCTGAATGGTGGGCATCAAGATTTGAAGGTGGACAAGAAGATTTGCCTAATTTTTATGAGGATAGAGATTTTGATGAATTTCATAAAACTCTCACGAAGAAACATCTTACTAAAGACCGTCAACTAGACGTGGTCTATGATCCAGTATTAAGTTTATCTAGGATTCGTAAAGAACTCGAAAGTAAGCTTAGCCAAACAGATGTTGGCGTTATTATAGTAGATTATATAAACCAAGTAAAACGTCACAATGCACCTTCTCGTACTGGTCAGTATGACTGGACAGAACAAATCGAAGTTAGTAAAACTTTAAAAAGTATGGCACAGGAATATGAAGTTCCTGTATTCTCTCCTTATCAAACAGATAATACTGGAGAGGCAAGATTTGCAAAAGGTATTTTAGACGCAGCAGATGCGGCATTCACCATAGAGACTTGGGCTCCGGAAGATGAATGTATTACATTTAATTGTACTAAAATGCGTAGTGCAAAAATGGAAGGATTCACAAGTGTTATGGATTGGGAAACACTTAAAATAGGCCCTCAGTCAACAATGAACCCAAAAGACAGAGCAAAAATTAGAGACGCAGTAGCAGAAGGAGAAAAAATATATGACGCAGTACAGTGATAAAGTAGAAGAAGTTAGACTAAGGGATGAAGTCCAAGAATGGGGTGATAGTATAAAATATATGCACTTAAATAATTCAGTAATAGAAACCTTATATCAAAATGGAAATAGACACTTTCAAGAATGTTGGAAAGGGGGAAAACAATGGACAATTTATTCTAATCAGTCTCAAAAAGCTTTAGTAACAAAATTTATAAAATGGGTAGCTAATAGGAGCCATTATGGTAAGTGATAGAATAGGTATGAAATCAGCTAGATTAGTCGCACAACCACCTTTTGAAATAAGAAAGGTAAGTACTAATTTTATCTTAGGACAATATACTGTAGCAAAAAATATACGAAACGTACCGCTTAATGAACCACTAGTAGAAAGTATACAGAAAGAGGGAATGAAAAATCCAATTTTAACTATGACAAATTGGTATCCTTTAGCTGGAAGTCAGAGGATTCGTGCAGTAGCACACATAAAAGATAATTTAGATCCAACTTATAATATAGAGATAGAAGTATATAGATTTTTAGAAGATTATCACAATGTATTTTATCTATGGTCAGATAAAGATTTTAGAAAAAAAGCAATAGCCATTTGGTTCCAACTTCAAGAATTAGTATTTAAAAGCCTATACTATGAACATGAAGTTGATGGGCAAGGCAGAAAAATGACTGACTATGAAGATTTGGGCGAGGACTTGGAATGGAAACATGACAGAATTGATACTAAGTATAAAAACGAAGTATAAAAACGAAGTATAAAAACGAAGTATAAAAACGAAATATACTAAACATATGAAAGTAGAAGAACTATTACAAGAAAAGAGATTAGATTTTAAAGTATCTGGACGAGATTATTTAGTAAAATGTCTTAGCCCAGATCATGAGGACACTAATCCTAGTATGAGAATTGACAATATAACAGGAATTTATCATTGCTTTTCTTGTGGCTTCAGAGGAAATATATTTAAACACTTTGGAGCAATAGCTAATTACTTAGAAATAAAAAGACAAAAACTAAAAGAAAAAATTGAAGAAACAAGAGCATCAAGTATAGGTCTTGAATTTCCAAAAGGATTTACTCCTTATGTTGGAAATTGGAGAGGGATAAAACCCGAAACCTATAAAAAATTTGATGCATTCTTACACCACGATAGGAGTTTTAACGGAAGAATTGTTTTTCCTATTCGTGACATTACAGGAAAAGTGGTAGCTTTTAACGGTAGACATATGACTATGACGGAAACGCCAAAGTACTTAATATATCCTCCCCAAGCCGTGCTACCACTTTATCCTTCTAGTGTAAAACCTATAAAAGGCAAGGTAATTCTTGTCGAAGGGATTTTTGATATGATAAATCTTTTCGACAAGGGTTTATCTAATGCAGTTTGTTGTTTTGGAACAAACAATGTAAATGAAGATAAATTAGCAATACTAAAAATGCAAAACATAGATGGAGTAGATATAGTATTTGATGGAGATGAAGCAGGACAAACAGCTGCTGATAGTATAAAAACTATGGCAGATAGATTAGGATTAATAAGTAGAAATGTGAACTTAGGTGATCATATAGATCCTGGTGCACTTGCTGCATCAAAGGTACAGGAGTTAAGGGAGAGGTTATATTCTTCTTGACATAGCGTTTAAAATTTGATATAATATAGATATGAAAATTGCACTTATAGAAACCAAACCAAGCGTAACAAACTATGAAGATAGGTTTGATGGAGCCTTTGAGTTTGACAGATATGCTTTATGTTCAGGTCCATCGCGTGTGAAGAGGAAAATTTTAAAAGCAGATGTTGATATAGATATTAATATAGATGAGTATGACTGGATTATTTTAGTCGGTTCTGAAGCACTAAAGAATTACACGAAAGCTACTTCTGTTACAGAATATAGTGGCAGGGTTATAGATGATAAATTTCTGCCAATAATTAACCCTGCCATGCTTTCATTTAAACCTGAAGCCAAACCTATGTGGGAGGAAAGTAAGAATAATATAATTAAATTTATTAGTGGAGATTTGAAAGTAGCAAAAATAACAGAAGATATTGCAAGAGGGATAGAAACTTCTCAAGAATTATATAGATTTTTAGATAATGCTTTAACGCATGATAATCAATTTATAGCACTTGATTCAGAAACTACAGCATTATATCCAAGAGATGGACATATGATTGGATTTAGTATGTCGTATGAAAAGAATAAAGGAGCTTATATACTTACAGATATAATAGACGAACAGGCAGAAAATATGATGCAAGAACTTTTCGATAGAAAGTCAGTAGTATTTCATAATGCAAAGTTTGATTTATCTTTCTTTGAGTATCATTTCAATTTTAAGTTTCCACATTTTGAAGACACAATGCTTCTTCATTATTGTCTTGAAGAACAGCCTGGAACACATGGATTAAAACAACTTGCAATGAAGTACACACCCTATGGAGATTATGAAAGACCGTTACAAGATTGGATAGAGGCATATAGAAGAACTCATAGAATACTTAAAGATGATTTTACTTGGGATACAATACCATATGAAATAATGAAAGACTATGCTGCTATGGACGCAGTATGTACATTATTAATATTTGAAAAATTATATCCAGCAGTTAGAAAAAATAATAAGTTATGGTCAGTATATGAAAATATATTAATTCCAGCATGTAGATTTTTAACAGATATGCAAGATGTAGGAGTTCCTTTTGACAAAGATAGATTAGCAAAAGCTACCGTATTAATGCAGGAAGATATAGATAAAGCAGTAAATAAACTATATGAATTTGATGAAGTAAAGACTTTTGAAAAATTACAAGAAAAAGAATTTAATCCTAATAGTACAGTTCAATTAAGAACCTTATTGTTTGATTACGCTGGGTTGAAACCCTCTAAAAAGACACCTACAGGAGCTTATTCTACAGATGCGGAAGTACTAAAGAAACTTGCTGAAGAACATGAAATACCAAAACATATTCTTAGTATTAGACAAAAGTCAAAAATCAAGAATACTTATTTGGATAAAATTTTACCACAGCTAGATCGTGATGGCAGATTAAGAACAGGTTTTAATATTCATAGTACAACTTCTGGAAGATTATCTTCTAGTGGTAAAATGAATATGCAACAAATACCTAGAGATAATCCTATTGTTAAAGGTTGTATAAAAGCAAAAGAAGGGAATAAGATAGTTGCAATGGATTTAACTACGGCAGAAGTATATGTAGCAGCTATGCTTTCTGATGATTTAAACTTACAAAAAGTATTTAAAGAAGGAGGTAACTTTCATAGTAGTATTGCTAAATTAGTATTTAATCTATCTTGTGAAGTAGAAGATGTAGCAGAATTATATAAAACTGAAAGACAGATGGCAAAAGCTGTTACTTTTGGAATAATGTATGGAGCTGGTCCACGTAAAATATCACAACAAGTAACTCAAGACGCGGGAAGATACTTTAGTGTCCAAGAAGCACAAGAAGTTATTGATGATTACTTTAGACAATTTCATAAATTAAAAAGTTGGATTAGTAGGTGTGAAACAATTATTATGAATCATGGATTTATTTATTCTCACTTTGGAAGAAAAAGAAGATTGCCTAATGTAAGGTCAGATAATAAAGGAGTAGCTAGTCATGAGGTTAGATCAGGACTAAATTTCTTAGTACAATCTATAGCTTCAGACATTAACTTATTAGGAGCAATTGATACTCATAATGAGATTAAAAAAATACGAAGAGAGGTTGATATGAAAATATTTGCATTAGTACATGATTCAATATTAGCAGAAGTAAAAGAAGAGTGGGTTGAAGATTATAAAATTTTAGTACAAAAGTGTATTCAAAGGGATAGAGGATTAAGTATTCCAGGCTCTCCAATAGGTTGTGACTTTGATGTAGGTGATGACTATTCATTTGGAAAGTTTGAGGATAAGTATGATCTATGATGCACTAGAATTTCCTCTATTTGTTGTACATACAGACAATGTAGAACTAATAGACGGTATTCTATGGGTGGAAGATCAAGTGTTAGACGACACAAATATGAAAGGAGATACTATAGGAATAAGAAGATTAAAAAGTCCTATGAAAAGTATGTATCCTTTAAAGTATATGGTTGATGATATACCATCTCTACTGAATCATCAAGGGAAGCATTACATTGATAATTCAGGATTCTTTTTCACTAAGGAAAAGAAACACAAAGTAGACTTAAAATATCATAAAATATTAAGGGTGGAGAAAAAAACTATAGCAAGTACGCTATGGATTGAAGATTGCCCTTTCCCCTTCACTCTTAAAAGACCTTTGCCTGAGAATGCTTCTTGGGCGGGGGTTCTTCATAGGGCAGGAATTCCATGGATTTTATATAGTGTGTCTAATAAAAAAGAAAAAGACACATGGAGAAAGGTATGAAAATAGAAACACAAATAATAATAGTATCTTTTATTATTCCTTTCTTTTGTTTAGGCATAATAGCTTTAAGTATGTTATTAATAAATTATTTCTTATGAAAGCAGTAATAAGTGATAGAGTATATTTAGATGTTCTACCTCATACGAAAAAGGAAATAGATAGGGAACTAACTTACGCTATTCCTTCATTTAGGTTTGGAGATCCGCCTATAATGATTAAAAACATGGGTACTATTCGAGAAGATTTAATAACAATTCCTACAGGTAGAATAGAAATGATACCATTCGATCACGAAATAATAGATAAACGAATTACTAAACCTGTAAAATTTCCTCCATTTAAGTATACTTTACGACCAAGCCAAGAATCTGTATATGAAGAAGTCAATGACAGTAGTATAATAAACGCTTGGGTAAGTTGGGGAAAGACTTTTACAGCTTTAGCAATAGCTGCAAAGCTAGGTCAAAAAACATTAGTAGTAACCCACACTCTAACATTAAGAAAACAATGGGAAAATGAAGTTAGAAAAGTATTTGGAATTGAGCCTGGAGTAATTGGTAGTGGAAAGTTTGATATTGATAGTCCTATCGTTATAGGGAATGTTCAAACTTTATACAGAAGAATCGCAGGAATTAGACGAGAATTTGGACTAGTAATACTTGATGAGATGCATCATGTTAGTAGTCCAACTTTTTCAAGAATTATAGATAAAAGTTGTGCTAGATACAAGATCGGTCTTACAGGTACATTAACAAGAAAAGATGGTAGACATGTAGTATTTAGAGATTATTTTGGGGATCATGTTTTAAAACCCCCAAAAGAAAACTTTATGATGCCTAAAATAGATATTCTAAAACTGGACATTAGGTTCATGGACGGAAGTGCTATCCCTTGGGCTAATAGAGTGAATGAACTAGCATATAACCCAGAGTACCAAAATTCTATCGCTATGACCGCAAGTGCATATGCTGCACGAGGTTACAAAGTGTTAGTAGTATCTGATAGAGTAGATTTTTTAAAAACCTGTGCCAGACTCACTGGTGATGCCGCAGTTTGTGTGACAGGAGCAATCCCTCACGAAGAAAGACCTGATATTATAAACCAGATATTTAAAGATAAAAATATACTGTATGGGACACAAAGTATTTTCTCAGAAGGTATATCTTTAGATATTCTTAGTTGCTTAATTTTAGGCACACCAGTAAATAATGAGCCGTTACTTACACAGCTCATTGGAAGAATAATCCGTCAATATGATGGAAAGAAGCAACCTACAGTAGTAGATATACATTTAATAGGCAAGACTGCAAAGCGACAAGCTAGCGCACGATATGGCTATTACATTAAGCAGGGTTATAAGGTATCCACCTTGTAACAACCTCCGAAAAATACTACTTGACACGGACTTCAAAATTTGGTATAATATAATGATAAAATATAATTGGGAAAAAATTATGGACGTAACGGAAGGAGATCCAATATCCGTTCTTCTTATTATTCATACTTTAACGCATAAAAGACTTCCTAATAGTACAAGGGATCCAACATATAAGTATTGGAATAAGAATTTTTCAGGACACAGTTTCCTAATAAATCCCGAAAAACTATTAGTAGAAAGAAAGAAATACAGTAGTATTGAAGCTTCCATGTACGTCATGATAGCTTCTTATCGCAATTATTTACATTATAAAACAACGGGGGATACAACTTTAGAGTTGATTCATATCCCCTTTTTTACAAAACTAATAAACAACAACAGATTGCTTCGAATGAAAGATGGAGTAATTCATTTTAAATTCGAAGATAACGCAAAGGAAAAAACCAATGGCAATTAAATTTAATCAAGCGCAAGGCGCAGCAAAAAAAGAAAAGATAGATCAGTATACATACAAAAATGGAGACAACGTTCTTCGTATAGTAGGTGATCTATTACCTAGATATGTTTATTGGATCAAAGGAGAAAACAACAAGAATATTCCTATGGAATGTCTTGCTTTCGACAGAGATTCAGAAACATTCAACAATAAAGAAAAAGATCACGTTAGAGATTTCTTCCCTGATCTAAAATGTGGTTGGGCATACGCAGCACAGTGTATAGATCCAGCCGATGGCAATGTTAAAGTCCTTAACTTAAAGAAAAAATTAATGGAGCAAATTATGGTTGCTGCAGATGATTTAGGTGATCCTACAGATCCTGA